GTTATTCGCGTGTAGGACCTAAAGGTATTTTAGTTGGTCCGTCGGGTAATTTATCAAACTGGAGAGATCCAAACATGGATCCTGATTACTGGGCCAGAGACAACATGACCAGGTTTGATACAGACGCTGATAATGAATGGGATGAAATTGAAAACTGGTTAACTAGTGGTTCATATAAGGCAGGTAATGATCTACGCAGATCAATGATGCTTAAGAAGTATGGTTTAGATCAAGGCGTTACTCCAGAAAAACTAGCAAAAGCAAGAGCAAAAGCAGATGCTATTAAAAAAGCAGCACAAGATAAAGAAGACACGTTCTATAAAGATATGGAAATTGCTCGTATCTTAGGACGCGACGCAGGTTCTACAGCAGACTATGAAAGAAACCGTGCTGAAACAGAAAAAGAAATTGCTAGTCTAAGAAAAAATGCTGGATTAGCTACTTCTATTAAAGCAACACCATTGAGCAAGACTGGATCTAAGGGTGCAGTTAATATAGGACAAGGCTGGAGCGATCAGATGGATATTGATGATTTAGATCGTGTAAGTGCTAAGTATGGCACTAGTCCTGCTTCAGATCAAACCGCAGCATTAGCACACCAAGAGCGTGAATTTGCTCCAGGTAGTGACGAAGCGTGGGATCAATACGTAGCGAAGCACGGTAGCAAGAGCAAAGTTCCAACTACCAGAAAGATGGGCATGGACGTAATGGATCTTGGGCTAAAAGGCGAAAGCAAAGTTAGTGAAGCAGGTAAGCCAGATTATCTAGATTTAGATAAAGATGGTAACAAAAAAGAGCCAATGAAAAAAGCCGCACAAGATGCCGAAAAGAAAGGCGATAAAGAACTTGACGAACGCTCATTAACAAAAGGCGAAGAAAAGAAACGCGAAAAGTATGTTAAGGGCATGAAGAAATCAAAAGAAGACTTCAAAAAGCGTTATGGTAAGCGCGGAGAAGAAGTAATGTACGCAACTGCTACTAAGATGGCAAAAGAAAGCGAAGGAGCAACAGACGTGTTTGGTAAAGGAATTTATGAAAGTTTAACAGAACTTGAAAACGATTTAGATATGGAATTAGGACACGGCATCACTGCTACTAGTCAGTTAGATAACAAACCGGTTGATTTAATTGAACCAGAAGAAATTAGCACAACTGATATTGCTGTAGTTGCACCGATTGAAGAGCCTAAAGAAAAGAACTTAGGCGATAAGATTGCTGACAAAGGCATGGAATTAAGTGCTACAATTGATGCTGCACTAGCAGACATTAAACGATTAGCAGGCATGGGCAATTAAGCTCAAACAATATACGCTAAAATAGAACGGGCCTAACTGGCCCGTTTTTATCTTCCTGATTTACCAAATTGTCTAACATGAGAAATAACATAGTACTACTTACATACCCTGGTCATTTTTTATTGTCTAAACTTGCAATTGAATCAATAAAAAAGATCTCACCACAGTCTAACATAACTGTTATAGCAGATAATATCAGCAATCTTACATGGAATGGATATATTGACGATTGTAAAGTTTTTTACGGTGTAGAAGTAATTCCAACTAACCAAACATTAAATTTATTAACAATGTTTAAAGGTGACGGATGGTTACGACAACAAATGATCAAATTATATATTGACACAGTTGTAGATTTTGATGAGTTCTTTATTACTGACGGTGATGTGGAGTTTCTTGAACAGTTGCCTGATAATAAATTTACCCCATGTTATGTTACAAAATGGATTGGAGAACCTTTAACAGTTCAAGAACCTGGTCCGGGTGATGTTAGTAGTCAACAAGCCAAATACCTGGAATATATATTAAAGATCCCTTATCAACCACTAAACGTTGAGATGCCAATAAGGATGACATCTGAATTATGTGTTGCTACTAGTGGTGTTCCGTTTAGAGACATTGATAAATGGACTCTTAATGAATTGAGGAGTTATGTTAGTAAATTGCACTGTAATGATTTTTTAGAAATTCATAAGAATATTCAATTTGACACACGCTTTAGTGTTAGTGAATGGGAACTCATTGAACAGTTCAAAGAAAAAATATTAAATCAAACTCCAATATCTTTTTATTGTCCTCCGCAACCCAGCGGTTCAAATAAAGGTATTTTCACAACGTGTTTCTTATCTGATAAGCAAATGACAAAAGAGTGGTGGATGTCTCGCAATATTGATATTGAATTTATCTGGGATAAATTGCCAAATAAAAAATAATATAGATAATTTGCCATTTTCTAGTTGACGTACTAAATACTTTTGTGTTATACTTACATGGTAAGTGTAGCAATAGTTTTGTTTGTTTTAGAAAAAACATTCTAGGCATACACTTAGGCATAAGGTAAAAAAACATAGGCATAAGGCATAAGGAGAAATATACTATGGCATCTTTAGCAGATATTCGTGCTCGTCTAGCAGCACAAGAAAACAAGAGCACTGGCTCTACATTCCAAGGCGATAACGCTATTTACCCACACTGGAACATCGGCGAAGGCGAAACCGCAACTGTTCGCTTCCTTCCTGATGGTGACACTTCAAACCCATTCTTTTGGATTGAACGTCAAACTATTCGTCTACCATTTAACGGCGTTGTAGGCGGAGACAGTAAGCAGGTTGTTGTGACAGTACCCTGCGTAGAAATGTGGAATGAATCGTGTCCGATTTTAGCAGAAGTACGTCCTTGGTATAAAGATCCAAGTCTTAAAGAAATGGCTGGTCGTTATTGGAAGAAGCGTAGTTATTTGTTCCAGGGTTTTGTACATAACAATCCTCTTGAAGATGATAACACACCAGAAAATCCAATCCGTCGGTTCATTATTTCACCACAGATTTTTGGCACAGTTAAAGCATCACTGCTGTCATCAGATTTTGATGATCTGCCAACTGATTACAACAACGGACTTGATTTCCGTATTACCAAAACTACCAAGGGCGGATATGCAGATTACAGTACTAGCACTTGGGCTCGTAAAGAAACAGCACTAAACGCTGATGAACTGGCAGCAATTGAGCAATATGGATTGTATGATCTGAAATCGTTCTTGCCAAATAAACCAAATGATATTGAACTAAAGGTTATGACTGAAATGTTCGAAGCATCAGTTGATGGCAAGGCATATGATCCTGATAAATGGGGATCTTACTTTAAGCCAGCAGGTATGAATTTTGGTAATTCAGAAGCATCACAATCAACGACATCAGCAACACCAACTGCACCAGCAGCACCGGTAGCAGAGACGGCACCGCCGTTTGAAGTTGCACCAAGTGTAGAACCTAAAGTAGAACAAGCACCAGCAGGTGCAAGTGCAGACAAGTCAAAAGATATTTTGGCTATGATCCGAGCACGACAATCATCCTAAGTTAAGGTAACTAACTCACACCCGAAAGCCGGGTGTGAGTTTTTAAATTTGGAGATTGTTATGATAGAATTGTTAATTATTTTAGAATTTATTGCTATTGGCAACTTGCTTTATTGTTTAAAGAAACAGTGAACGATCAATTAGTTGAACAATATTTGACTGCACGTGAATATGTTTTTCCTCTGCGATTAGAGGACCACATTGGTGGATTTTATGCATATGGCAAAAATAAAATTTTAGATCGTGTTGACGAATATGCAAGGGCACATGACGTAACAGGATTAGTGTATCTTGATTTTCCCATTGATACGGTATTAAGACAGAATTACAAAAATTTAGAGTTTAAATATTCATTCTGGAGTGGCATGGAATTTTATCGAAATTACCATATTCATCCTGAAATTAAATTTGATAATTTTTTGTGTAGTTTTAATGGCGCACACAATGTTGGGCGCCGTCTTCTACTGTCAATTTTAAACAAAACAGGACTGTTTAACAAAAATACCTGTACTAAAAATTTTCAATTTTCGTGGGACCAGATTATTGGTGATGTTGAACTACTGGCCGGAAATTCTGTCTACGATAAATTTTTTGTGGATTCAGCCAGTGATTTTAACAATAAAATTATTAGTTTAAATTATCAACAGTTCAGTCATACAAATAATCTACAGGTATTGGAAAACATTGTAACTAGATCATTTGTAAATGTCTCATCAGAGACAATTCCGGTAAGTTATTATCCATTTTATTCAGAAAAGTTTTTGTTAAGCATCGTTACCAGAGGACTTTTTGTGTTCTATGCACAGCCAACCTGGCACAAAAATCTGGAAACATTTTATGGATTTAAGAAATATGATAAAATATTTGACTATTCATTTGATGAAATAACTAATCCGATACACCGTTTAATACGATTGATTGAAATGATCTTAAAATTTTCTAATTTGTCGGTCCATGATTGGACAGACTTATATTTGGTAGAACAAGAGACTATTGAATATAATTACGATCGATACTTTAGTGGTGATTACCTTGAGAACCTAATATAATGTTTAGACACCCAGAAATCAAAACGGCATTAACATTTCTCAATGATATACCACGAAACAATTGGTATAAAGAGATTTTTTTAAAAACAGTCAAAGACAAAGTGGTTTTTGAAATTGGTTGCGGAATCGGTATTCTTGCATCATTGGCACTAGAAGCTGGCGCCGCATATTACTATGGTATTGATATTCGATCATCCAGAGTTAAAATGACCCAGGAAATTTTAAAAAATCTAGGTTTTGAGAACAAATTTCAAGTATGGACTACTGATTTTTTAAGTTTATCTGAGAATGATGTTCCAAGAGACGTTGACATCTTATTATGTGAGCGAATTGGCGATGAATTTCAAAATAATTTAAAGATGAGGCAGTTTTTGACACATTCAAAAACATTATTTGGTAATTCTGTTAAGTCAATCCCAGATTCTTGGTCAGTATCTGCATACATTTATGAAGGAATACACGATAGTGTGTTTTATGATTATAATCCGAGTAAAATAATCAATGATAACAGAAACGATCTATCGGCTGGTTTAATAGAACAGTTAAACAAATTTGATTTCATAAAACCATATGGTATTCATAACAGAATATTCTCAGTCACAATTGATAATTCTTCAGAACCAGTGGAATTCATGGTTGATTTGAGAAATGTTAATCAAGCAACAATAGTATTTGATAATGACATATATTTTAATGGTATTCCATGTCCATCTGTAAGTGCTTTGTATGATTGGCCAGAGCCGCCTCGTCTTTATATCAAAAATGCAAATGCAATGATTAAAGTATTCTGGAATGAAAACAAAACATGTTATCCTAACTATAAAAACGGTTTCTGGGATTACCAGAAATATTGACAATTTGCAATTAAATTTATATAATACTATTTTAAAAGGTGAAAAATTATGGCTAAACCATTTGACGTGAGCAAATTCCGTAAAGACATTACAAAGTCAATTGACGGACTTAGCATTGGGTTCAATGACCCGACTGATTGGATTTCAACAGGCAATTATGCACTTAATTATCTAATTTCAGGAGATTTTAATAAAGGCGTCCCCATGGGGAAAGTTACTGTGTTTGCTGGTGAATCCGGTGCAGGTAAATCATATTTTGTTTCTGGTAATATTGTCAAACATGCGCAAGATCAAGGAATTTTTGTTGTACTGATTGATTCAGAAAATGCACTTGACGAACAATGGTTGCACGCTCTGGGTGTTGATACATCTGAAGAAAAATTAATGAAACTGAGCATGAGCATGATCGATGATGTAGCCAAAACTGTATCAATGTTCATGAAAGATTATAAGACAATGCCAGAAGATGAGAGACCTAAAGTACTATTTGTAATTGATTCTCTGGGCATGTTGTTGACACCAACAGATATTGATCAGTTCGATAAAGGCGACCTCAAAGGTGACCTGGGTCGCAAACCCAAAGCATTAACAGCACTTGTGCGCAACTGTGTCAACATGTTCGGTAGTTATAATGTCGGACTTGTAGCAACTAATCACACATATGCATCACAAGACATGTTTGATCCAGACGATAAGATTTCGGGTGGTCAGGGCTTTATCTATGCGAGTTCGATTGTGGTAGCGATGCGTAAACTGAAGCTCAAAGAAGATGAGGATGGTAATAAGACTTCTGATGTACAAGGCATCCGTGCTGCATGTAAGGTAATGAAGACACGCTACGCTAAACCGTTTGAAGCCGTACAAGTCAAGATCCCATATGAAACAGGAATGAACCCATATTCAGGACTAGTTGATTTAGCAGAAAAGAAAGGATTGCTGACCAAGTCAGGTAACCGTTTGCGTTTTGTGGAGCGTTCTACTGGTGAAGAAGTGCTTGCTTTCCGTAAGGCCTGGGAAAATAATGATGATGGTGTTCTGGATCGCCTGATGAAGGATTTTGCTTTTTCTGAAGAACAGATAAGTAACCACGATGTTGCTCTTGAAATGGATGCAGCAGCTAATTTAGCAGATCATAACCATGAGTCTGAAGAAATTGAAAGTCTTGGAGCAGAAGAAGAATATGAGTCCTGATATAGTTATGGAAATTTGGGAAGCATTGCGTCCACATATTAGTGGAGGATTCCAACAGGCAGCAGATGATTTTGTTGCAGTTTTAATTGAAAACGGTATGAATGCCAGCGAAATGGCAGACGTTGCACACGATAATTATATTATCAAAAGTCTTGCAGAGTATTCTGATAATCATGAATCATTCATTTCAAATGATCTGGATGACGATGATGATTATGGATTTTATGACGACAACGACGACTATTAATCATGTGGTACAATAAAGTAACACAAGATCTTTCTCAACTTCCTGCATTCATTGATTATTATAACGATGAACTACAGGAAGCCAAACGAGAAGTTCGCATCGGCGGTAATGTAGAGCAAAATATTAAATTATTGCCGGGTGTTACTGAACAACGGTTTAATCAGTTACAAGAGATTGAAGCGGTACTAAACTATCTTAACCTTGAATTGCGCAAGATTAGACGCAAACACTTTCAAAAATATTTGGAAGGTTATGCTCGTGCGTTAACTAGTCGAGATGCTGAAAAGTATGTAGATGGCGAAAGCGAAGTAATTGATATGGAAATGCTTATTAACGAGGTAGCATTGATGCGCAATCGCTGGTTAGGTATCATGAAGGGTCTTGATTCAAAACAATGGCAAATGGGACATATTGTTAAGTTACGCACAGCAGGGATGGAGGATGTGAGTGTTTAAAAACGATCAAGAAGCTCACGAACATGCACTTGAAACATTAGATTTGCTGTGGCAGTACAGCAGTTTTATGGAGAGTATCGATACCCTTGTTGATATGGGGTGCGGCAGTGGTCTTGATTTAGAATGGTGGGCAAACGCTTACATTTTAGATGACGATGATAACAAAATTCCATTAAATATTAAATGCACTGGCGTTGATTTAAAATCCAATTTGCCAATAGCAAAACAATACAAGAATATTGTATATGAACGCAGAGATTTTGAAACATATTCTCTTAACAAAGAACAGAAAGGTTTTGATGTTATTTGGTGCAATAATGCGTTTCAGTATTCGGTCAATCCATTAGAAACACTTAGAACATGGTATGATATAATGACAGATGGTGCAATGCTCTGTTTGACTGTGCCATCAACTACTGAATTAGTGTTCAATAGGTTTACAGCTAGGCAATATGATTATGAATACTTTCATTATACTCCAGTTAGCTTGATGCATATGCTATCAGTATCTGGATTTGATTGTGCGTTTATGAAAAAAGATATAGGCGATCCATGGGTTCGCGCTATTGTATATAAATCAGATATTAATCCAATGGATCCAAAAACTACACGCTGGTACGATTTGGCCGAGACTGGTCTACTTCCGGAAAGTGCTGTTAACAGTATTAATTCATATGGGTATCTTAGACAGCAAGACCTTGTACTCGAATGGTTAGATCGTAGTCTTCGCTGGCTCGGCGAAGACTAAAAAGACATTGTTTTATTGATGTTTGAGAAATTAAAATATTTTGAACGTCCGCATAATGTTCTTGCCAAACTGATCCCGCATATAAGCAAGAGTATTCCTGTTGAAGAAACTGCAACAGTTGATTTAAAATCAACATATCTCACCGTTGGTCCGTGGAAATACAATGAATATCAACATCAGGTATTCGAACATGGACAATATTTACATTACGATAAAGGGTATTTCTTTAATACTAAAGCAGCCAGTACATTCAGATTCAGTTTAAACAATCTCCAAGAGTCACAAATATTTGATTGCGACGACAAACGCATACGGTCATATCATGTAGAACTCAAAGATTGGCGCAAGACTGGTGATTATATTCTTATAGTCGCCCCAGATGAATTTCCAGTTCAGTATTACACCGAATTTAAAAATGAATATGAATGGGTATTTTGGCTAAAGCACGAGTTGCGCAAATATACAGACAGAAAAATATTTTATCGTTTCAAAGAAACACGCAAAGACCGCGGCGACGATCCGTTAACACCTTACTTACATGATGCCTGGGCCATAATTACACATCAGAGTTTAGCCTGTATCGAAAGCATATGCGAAGGCGTTCCGGTGTTTAACTTGGCACCAAGTTGTTGCGATTTAATGGCACTTCAAGACATTAGCCAGATTGAAGAGCCATACTATCCAGATAATCGTTGGGAATGGATCAAAAGTCTAAGTTACGGACAATTTACTGTAAACGAAATTGAAAACGGATTCATGCGCGATATCTTAAAGGAGCGTTATGAAAACTAAAGAACACTGTATTATAAGATACACAGATTTGAATTTTGATTATATTGGCATTCCAAAAAATGGTTCAAGTAGTTTCAAAACTAGCGTCTGGCTGGAACAAAAAATCATTAGTGAATCAGACATCAATTGGGACATTGATTGGTATAAAAAATATAAAAAATATTTAACATATATTTCTCCAGCACAAAACAAGTTACCTACAGTGATACATTTTAGAGATCCAGTTAAACGATTGATATCAACATTCAAAGATATCACACAAGGTAAGAAACAAAACATTGTGGTCAATGGCATTGCTAGCAATGGCATTAAAAATCTAGATTATTTTGTTGATTTGATCAACGATATGTCAGAAGAAGATCGAAATGTTCATTTACGCTCACAGAGTTGGTTTGTTAAGCACATCGATGATTTTAAAAACTGTATATTATTTACAACTGAGAATTTTGAACAAGGATTAAATAAAGTAAACCAAACATTAAATTTGACTCTTCAATTGTATAGATTTAATACTACTGACAATATCACGACGCCAGCGATTAACCAACAAACAATATCTAAGATTGAACAGTATTATGCCACTGATTTTGATTTATGGGAAAACAGTAAAAGATGAAAACTAAGAAATCAAAAGGAAAGAAATCACGGGCACAAGACGGTCTTGAATTTTGTATTAACAATTTAGATTTTCATACTGTATTAGATATTGGGGCTGGCGACGGTTTTCACTCAAAACAATTCTTGGAAGCAGGCAAGATTGTAACGTCAACAGATATCAATGATGAATTCTATCCGATGGACGCCAAAGGATTTTATAATGATCTAACGTTTGTGCCACAAGATTTAACCTGGGCTAGTCACGTGCTTGAACATCAGTTAAATGTAAACCAGTTTCTTAAAAAAGTCAGATCTGAAACTCGTATAGGTGGATATACGTGTATTACTGTTCCGCCATTGAAACATAATATTGTCGGCGGTCATGTAACTCTTTGGAATGCAGGTATTTTATTATATAACTTAGTATTAGCAGGATTTAACTGTAAGAATGCACATATTAAGACGTATAATTATAACATCACAGTTATAGCGCAGGCTGACGATTTTGATTTACCTAAGCTAAAATATGATTCAGGTGATATAAAACGTTTGAAGCCTTGGCTACCAGAATTTGTAACAGAGCCATTCGATGGACAAATTACTGAATGGAACTGGGAATGATTGGTATAATAGTTAAACAACCAAAATGGAAAAAACTTAAACAGTTTAACAATATTATATCTACCACTACAGATGATCGTATTGAATCAATCGATTTTGAAAATGTTGAGAAATCAGAATTTGACTTTTTTGTACAGAACGGAATTAAAAAGAAGGTACGCCCAACAAATTATATCTACGAAGCCGTTGAAGAAATAAGCCAGCGTTTAAACAAACCTATATTAATACGAGAGGCACCTGTTATACGACAGTTATTATCTAATTCTAATAGGCATGGCGGTTTTGGAGGTAGCGTCCCGTTTGAAGATATGTGGATTAAACTATCATGGAATAGTTTTTTTATGGATGATGGCGTATTTCCATACGATTCTAGTTATAGAAGATGGGATCAATTATCGAGCAAATATAACATAAGATTGCACGACTGGAAACGCAGAGGCGACGCTATTTTAATTAATCTTCAGGTAGCAGCAGATTCAGCATTAAACAGACTGACGTATAATGATATCGATTACAAAGAATATATGTCAGGCGTAATTGACAATATCAAACAGCACACAGATCGGCCAATTATTGTTAGGTCGCATCCACTGGATCATAGAAGTGAACGTTTCATACAACGAGAACATTCAGACATTGAGTTTTCCACAATGCCTGATTTATATGACGACTTAAATCGTGCCTGGTGTATGATTACGTACAACAGTACCAGTTCAGTTGAAAGTGTGTTATATGGTACTCCAACCATAACATTGGATTCAAGTGCGGTTGCTGCTCCAGTTAGCGGTGATTCAATATTGCAGATTGAAGATAGTTTGGAATTTGATCGATCAGAATGGTGTAACCGTATTGCATTTCAGCAATGGAAGGGAGATGAGTTTTCCAGCGGATATGTTTGGAATTTGCTCAAAGAATGTATGCCAAGATAATTAATTACATTGACTCTAAAAGGATATAAATGAAACCAATTCCAATTTTTATAGGATATGATCCAAGAGAAGCTATAGCATATCACACGTGTGCTAATTCGATTATCAGACATGCAAGCAAACCAGTATCGATTATTCCATTAGCATTGAACTTGTTTGATGATTATAAGGAAACGCACACAGATGGAAGTAACCATTTTATCTACAGTAGATTTCTTGTCCCACACTTAATGGATTATCTTGGATGGGCTATTTTTATGGATGGCGATATGATTGTGCGCGATGATATTGTTAAACTGTGGGAGCTGCGTGAGATGGATAAAGACGTGATGGTAGTCAAACATGATTATGAAACCAAGATGACCACAAAGTATCTTGGCAGTAAAAACGAAAATTATCCACGCAAGAACTGGTCAAGCGTTATACTTTGGAATTGTAACAGTCATCCTAACAGAGTGTTAAAGCCAGATTACATTCAAAAGGCAACTGGCGCACACTTGCATCGCTTTAGCTGGATTAAAGATGAACGTATTGGCGAACTACCTGCAGAGTGGAACTGGTTACCGGATGAGTATGGTGTGAACCCTGATGCTAAATTGTTACATTATACATTAGGTACGCCAAGTTTTCACGAATTTGCTAATACCCCTATGGGTAGCGAATGGCACCGCGAACGTATTTTAACTGAATACTGCGAGCAACATGATATTTTTAAGTAAAAATGGCCAAGACAGATACATTAATGATTTTGCACGCGGTTGCAAGTCAGTACCAACCGATACCGAAACGTTTGATTACGCCCAGAGTAACGATGCCATTGTACTACGTGGGATACTAAAGCACAAAATAATAAAACGATGTTGGCAAGATAACCGCACGTTTTATTATATGGATACTGGATACTTTGGTAATGAAGGTACCTGGAAGTACTGGCACAGAATTGTTAAAAATAATCTACAACATACAGATATCATTGAGCGACCTGGAGACAGGTTTCAAAAGTTTAATAAAGCAATACATCCCTGGAAAACCGGAAGTAAAATAATTGTTGCAGCACCAGATGAAAAACCTTGCAAGTTTTATGGTGTAAATCAGCAGCAGTGGATTGATCAAACAGTCAACACAATTAAAAAATACACTGATAGGCCCGTTGTTGTTAGAGAGCGTGCCAAACAACGAATAGCAAGATTAACAGACACGCTTGAACAATCGCTAAGTAATGACGTACATGCGCTAGTTACATTTAATAGCGTAGCAGCAACAGAAAGTGTGTTTTTTGGTGTTCCTGTGTTTACATTAGCACCTAATGCAGCTCAGCCCGTCGGGCTACAGGATCTGAGTAAAATTGAAGACCCTTACTATCCATCAAACGATAAACGGTATGCATGGGCATGCCATTTAGCATATGGACAATTTCATATCAATGAATTAACTGATGGTAGTGCTAAACAAAAACTAGAAGAATGGTATGGCTAAAAAATTTACAGTAGTACATCGTGCAGACAAAAACAACGTGGGTGATTGGGCAGCTAACCCATTACAGTATTTTTTGAATGATGACGAATATGACGTAGTTGACATTGACGATTTAAACAAAAAAGGATTTCCTGTGAATACAAATCTGATTGTTGGCGGTGGGGGATTAATTGACAATCCAAATTTTAACCAAGCCATGGAAGATTTAACAGATCATCCTGATAGAGTACGACTTAAACGTTTATTCCGAATGCGCTGGAAACTGACAGATCAATCTCTGGACGAAATGCATAAAGAATTTACTAAAGAGTTTGAGAGATTAATTAAAGACACTTACTCAAATATACCCAACGGACCTGAATATAAAGTTATTTGGGGTGCAGGACATAACAACTCTGATGCTAAGGCGCTAAAAATCAAACCACAGAATCTAGAATATCCGGATTACCTAATTGATTACGATCTAGTGGGAGTCAGAGATCATAACACTGGATACCAATGGGCACCATGTGCAAGTTGCATGCACCCGGCATTAAGAAAAACATATACTGTGCGTAATGATGTGATTTGGTTTGAGCACAAGAAACAACTCATAAAGACTTTTGGTGCAGAATCCGTGCCTAGATTTATTAACTCAGGGAGCAACATTGAGCAAACTATTGAATTATTAGGCAGTGCGAACACTATCATAACCAACAGTTATCACGGAGCATACTGGGGGACACTTTTAAACAAAAAAGTTATTGTAGTAGATGCCTGGAGTAGTAAATTTAATTACATGAAGCACAAGCCAACATTTATTAATAGCAGTACAGACTGGCAAGACATAATTGATGACGTTGAACAATACGACAATGCACTAGATGAGTGTTGTAATGCCACTGAAAAATTTTGGGAAATCATCAAACAAAGAACATGAAAGTCGTGAGCTATTTGGGTGGGATACCCAACGCACGTAAGAATCCTGAAAAAGCAGAAATGCTCATTAGATTTGCGGACGGTGTAAATGCGGCTGGAGACATCGGTGTTGTACACAATTCAAGAGATTTATTACAGGCAGATGTTGGTGTCATACAAGGATGGGTTCATGCAAATAGTCCTGATACAAAACATCTAGGTTTACGTAGACAGGTTTCACAAAATACACATAATCGTCACACCATTATCATAGATAGCAACCTGTTTAATTATACTGGTATCAAAACTCCTGCATACCATCGATATAGCATGGATGGAATATTTCCTACCACAGGAAAATATTTTTGGGATAATCCGGATCCACAGCGTTGGTTGCAGATTAGACGTGATTACAATATAAGTCTAAAGGATTGGAGGCATCCTGGCAAGCATATATTGATATGCACACAAAGAAATGGTGGCTGGAGCATGGATGGGTTTGCTGTCGTGGATTGGTTACACAACACAGTTCAGAGTATCAAGCAACATACTGATCGCCCGATTCTAGTCAGAGCACATCCAGGTGATAAACGTGCTAATGAATACCTGCAACAAAATCAGGGCAACTGGGAAATCAGCAATCAGCCTAGCATACTAGATGATTTTGAACGTGCCTGGTGTGTGGTAACATATAATTCTAGCCCAGGTGTCGCTGCTGCTATTGAAGGTATTCCGGTTTTTGTTACTGATCCGGTTGATGGTGGAAAACGTAGTCAGGCACACCCGGTTGCAAATACTAAAATAAAGGCTATAGAAGCACCCCAATTTTTTGAAAGACAGCAATGGATTGAGCGTATTTGTATGAGCCATTGGAATTTTAAAGAGCTAAGTAATGGTAGTGCGTGGTCACACATGAGAAACTATATAACATGATTGTAGATAAAAATAACATAGATATTTCGCATTTTTTAAATGCAACATTAATTGGTGCTGGCGAACGCGGCGGAGTTGCAAGAATGCAGCACCTAACATATGCGCTAGACCAATGCTCGATCCCTGGCGAAATTATGGAATTTGGGGTTAATACTGCATCGACTACTAATTTCATTGCAGATCAAATGCCAAACCAACCTGTATACGGATTCGATGTATTTTTTGAAGGGTTACCCGAAGATTGGATCATGACCGATTCAGAAAAAGCAGATCCTGATAATATTAAACATAAAAAAGGACATTTTTCTAGAAATAGTCTTCCCGAAGTTAACTCTAATGTTGAACTGATTGTGGGATTTTTTGATAAAAGTTTGGAACCTTGGTTAGAACAAAATAACACAATGCAGCAAGTAAAATTTTTGCATTTAGATGCTGACTTATACTCATCTACCATATATGTGTTAGACAAATTAAACGATTATATCGTAAAAAATACTATTATTGTTTTTGATGAGATGTGTTATTTCAACAAACCAGATAAAAACAAAGTTTATCCACTCTGGCGTGAAGGTGAATGGAAAGCTCTGTGTGAATGGATTGAAAAATATGACAGATCATTTGAAGTTGTCTCAATCAGTGGTTCTTATCAATGTTGTATAAGGATCGTTGAATGATTAACGTGGTGGGCATTCGTGGAAGTGTTAAAGCAGTAAAACACATAACCAGAGGTATTCGCAGTCACGGCGATGATTATGCACTGGCAGATTCTGTGGACGATCCTGTTGCACAAGAAGCTGATGCTTTTTTACAGACAAATTTATTAAAACCCAAATTTGCAACAGTAAATCGCAATGGGCCATATGAATATATCTTAAATTCTGGCAAACCGTTTTTGGTGCAAGAAAGTCCAAACTTTAGAAAGTATGCAGGCACATACCAACGATTAGGTTGGTACAGTTACAAATGGACAGATGGTGTGTTTGGTAACCAGAATTCACCACCTGATAGATGGCAAAAGTTTGAGCGAACTACAGGCTTGCGAATAAAAGATTGGCGCAGCCCTGGAGATAAAATTATCTTGATGGGTCAAAAAGAAGGTGATTCTAGTATTGTGGAAATCTACAATCAAGGTTTTAAATCATTTACTGAATGGATGCAACACACGGTTAATGAGATTAGAAAATACACTGATAGAGAAATCATCATACGGCCACATCCACGCAATCTCAATGGCGGAATCAAAGGAGCACAGGGTATTCAAGGAAAAAATATTAGATTGAGCGATAACCTAACATCGGGTGGATCACAAGGCGGTGAAGGATTAGAGGCAGATCTTAAACAGGCATACTGTGTGATTACGTACAACAGCCTGAGTGGTGTTGAAAGTGTTTGCAATGGGATACCTACATTTGCACTTAACAATGGATCTATGGTTTGGCCAGTAACGCATCATGATTTGTCGCAGATAGAACACCTGAAATATGATATTGATACTACACAATGGAAGTACGATATTGCATATACACAATGGACTAGTGATGAGCAAATCCGCGGCGAAGCCTGGGCGCACTTAAAGCCATTGATCTTCTGAAAAAACGTTTTTGCGTTTGGCTTTGTAATGGGTCATATATCCATTAAAAATGCCATTGAATGGACTGCGTGCTGTTGCATATTCTGGATTGAGTTCACGATATTTAAACTCTGGATCGCTGCGTAGTGTTCGGATAACTCTGCCAAATACATCACCATCAAAAGGTTTGTGCTGATTAGTAAAATCACGTTCTTGATATATTCTCTGATACTCATCTAAGAATGCTTGCTTATATGAGTTAGAACGATTGATAATAAAAAATCCAGTTTCTACAGAATAATATTCACCTTGCATAACACCTATGTGTGCGCTAAACTGATTTTTGCCAATCAAATCTAGTAACCAGTCGTGTTGAATATTGCCTATGGTAATTACATCGGCATCTACCCAGATAAGATACCCAGTGTCAGATTCAAGATTTTTCATAATCGGCCATGCTTTTTTAGCAAATTTTTTTGCTCTGGTTGCCAATTTCATTTTATGTTGTTGAAATTGATGGTAATCAGAATCCATGGTATCTAGGTTAACTGTTTTGATTCTGGGATGATCCAACTTCAGCTGATCTTCAGTATACACGGTTAATTGCATGTCTTGTGGCCAATAATCTAGCCAAGACTCAATCATTTTCTGTCCAATGGTATTGTAGTAGTCTTGCGATAGACCGGTAATTACGTTAAACATTGATGTCCTTGATTGTTTCTTTGCCAGTTACTATACACTCTTCGATGTTGGCGCGATGATTAAAAATACTTAACCAGTCGTCGTAGCCTTTGTTCTTTTTGGATGGCACATATTCAATAACTGGATAATCGGTCATACATTCAAATTTTTCTGGATGGTAAAAGAATGCATTAATTCCGCTTTTGTCCATGGTTAAGAATTTGTATCCTCGATGCGTCCAAAAGTTTTGCCAAGCACGTATCGATGCACCACATATATGGAATTTGTTATATTTAAATCCTGGACGCAATGGCGGTGCAACAGAAACCTCATCACCAGCCCCATTCATGATTTCAACGCACACAAATGCAGGATTTAAACCAGCGTCCATGAGTGCAACGGTTAACCAATAATCAATACTGTCAATATCAATACTGTAAAAATCAACGTTCTTGCCTGAAATTGCCAAGAGCTCATCCACAGATTTTAAATCAATCATTTCTTGTATTACGGTTACACCACCTGGTGGTTCAACGGATTGGTCTCTCATATCAACACCCACGCCAGACCATCCATGGTTACGAGATAAGTTTAGGCTGTTATTCTGTCTACCATCGCCGTAACCAATTTCTAAAAACCGTTTCTGGCATTCTTTTTGATGATTTGCCAGGTATTCTATAATTCCATCTTCGCCGTGTTGGCTAAAAATTCTTTTTTCGTACATGTTATGTGTTCAGAAGGTTGTTAATTTTATCTTTAGGAATCGTCAGAGTGAATCCATGATGAGATCTTTCTTCAGTATTTTCAGCAAATATGTAATCTGCGAACCATTTGTCTAGCTCTTTGTGACCCCAGTGTGATTTTTCCTCTGCAGGCAATGATTTGAATCTTTTG